TCGCAAGACTCTTCCGGTGCTGCACACCCAGGTCGTGTTCGTAATCTTCCAATTAACTCATCCTTCAGATTCCCTGAGTTCCACCCACACGACCGTACACGTTTGCTACGTTTTAAGCAGAAGTATCGTTTCTGGGGAACATCTCTAGAAGGTACTCGACAAGTATTTACTTACACTGAAATTCTTACAGACGACACTATTGAAGAATATATTAACGATGAGTTGATTGACTCTCGTCCAAATCCACTTGGTCTTATTCCAGTGGTGCACATACCGAATGTTCCTGTTTCAGGTTCGCCATGGGGTCTCGCAGACGCACATGACATCATCACACTAAACCGCTCATACAACGAGATATCAACTGACATTGCAGACATCATTAACTATCACGCTTCCCCTGTGACAGTTATTGTTGGTGCAAAAGCCTCTAATCTTGAAAAGGGTGCTAAGAAGGTTTGGGGCGGTCTTCCAAAGGATGCTCAAGTCTTCAACCTTGAGGGAGGTGCTGCAGGTATTGACGGAGCCCTGAAGTACCTAGAACTCCTCAAGCGCTCAATGCACGAACTTATGAACATCCCAGAAACCGCACTGGGTCAAGTTCAACCTATCTCTAACACTTCTGGTGTAGCACTTTCCATTCAGTACCAGCCATTGATGAACCGTTATTCACAAAAGGTTGCTCAATATGGCAAGGGTCTTGAGAAGATAAACGAACTCGTACTTCGTACCTTGTTCTTTAAAGAACCAGAAACAATGATTTATAACCCAGATGTAGATGGGCCAATTAAAGAAGGTCAGTATCCACAACTAGACCCTAATGACCCAATCTCATATATGAACTACGCACAGTTTCCACAGCCTCTTCCTCTTGATAAGTTGATTATTCTGAACGAAATCCAGACCAAACTTGGCATGGGTCTTGAGTCTAAGGAAGGCGCTCTCCGTACTCTTGGCGAGGAGTTCCCAGAAGAGAAACTCGATGAAATTCGTCAAGAACTTATCGCCGATGCTCAAGCAGATGGCGCTCTACAACTAGTAAAGATTCAAGTACAGAAAGCCATTATGGATATGACTGGCATGATGCCGGGACCTGACGGTACCTCTGCTATCCCAATGCAACATCAACCATTGGGTGATGGAGATGTATTAGGTGATGGTATGACCGGACCTGAAAACCCAGAGAATGCAAACAGCCCAGAAAACCAACAAGAGTTGGGCACTGAAAAAATGGCTGAAGCAGAGATACGAAACAAACTTGTCACTGATGCCTATGGAACGAAAATTCCACAAAGGAGAACAGTAGACAAGGAATAAAAGATTTCTGATAAATATCAGAATATATCGAGACAAATGCAACATTATGTAATGCAATTATCTCATTATAACTCAGTGGCACGCCGCAAGGCATTCGGACAACGACATAAGAAAAATAGGTGATTACAATGGAAGAAAACCAAGTAATTGAGACTCCAGCAGTTGCTGAAGTTTCGGAAGTGAGTGAACCAACAATGGCTGGCTTTACTGCAGATGACCTTGCTAAGGCTCGTGCACAAGAGAAGCAGAAGTTGTACCCTCAAATGGAAAAGATGCAAGAAGAACTAGCAAAGGCTAAGGCACTTGCAGAAGAACTTGCTGCTAAAGAAGCGCAACGTGAAGCAGAGCGTAATGCTAAGAAAGCCGACCGTGAAGCGAAGAAGAAGCAAGAAGAGGAACAAGAACTTTCCTTTAAGGAACTCCTTTCTAAGAAGGAGCAAGAATTTCAGTCTCAACTAGAGGCGGAACGTCTTGAGAGAGAAAAGGCTTTTGCCCTCCTTGAAAGAGAACGTCAGTTCCAAGATTTAATGAATTACCGTGGACAACGTATTGAAGAAGAGCGTGACACAATTGTCCCTCAACTCATTGACCTTGTTAACGGTAACACGCAAGAAGAGATTGAGCAAAGCATTGCAACGCTCAAGGACAAGTCTGCGGCAATTATGCAGGATGTTCAGCAGGCAACTGCTAATGCAAAGCAATCAATGGTTGGAGCACGTGTAACCGCTCCAGCATCAGGACCCCTCGATAATGACTCGGAACAAAAATCGTACACACCTGATTCAATCAGGGATATGTCATTGGCGGACTATGCGAAACAAAGAGCCAAATTACTTGGCACTGCAGCCAGCAACCGTGGTCAGGGACTGTTCGGTTAATCCCCCCCAAACAACTAATGAAAGGACTTGACCTAAATGGCAAGTGCAATTACAGGTACAGGGCAACTCGCAGGAGCCCCAACCGCTTACTCGGGTTCAAACTCATCTTTGAACCAAGCAATTCAAACTATCTGGTCCAAGGAAATCTTGTTCCAGGCAATGCCAATTCTTCGTTTCGAGCAGTTTGCAGTTAAGAAGACTGAACTAGGAGTTGCTCCTGGTCTTCGTGTGAACTTCCTACGTTACAAGAACTTTGCTGTAGACCCTTCACCACTTACTGAAGGTGTTCGTATGACAACAAACGCTCTTACAGCAGAGCAAATTGCAATCACAGTTGCAGAACACGGCTACGCAGTAGCAGTTTCTGAACTCCTTCTTAACGCATCATTCGATGACGTTATGGCATCTGCTTCACGTCTTCTTGGTCGCCACATGGCACAATACCTCGACGTACAGGCGCGCAACACCCTTTCTGCTGCAACATCAGCAGTATTCGGTTACGACCGCACAGGTGTTCAAGGTGTTAACGACTGGTACAACGAAGGTACAAAGGCAACACAATTTTCTGACCTTGATGGTAACTACAAGTTGTCAACAGGTGCAGTAAAGGATGCTGCTCTTACCCTCGCTGGTAAGAACATCCCTCGCTTAGGCGAAACCTACGTCCAATTCGTTCACCCAAAGCAGTCACGTGACATTCGTTCGAACCCAGAGTTCATCGAAGTTACAAAGTACGCTGCTCCAGGTAACTTCATGCTCGGTGAAATCGGTCGTCTCTACGACGTAGTATTCATCGAAACAACACAGGTTAAGCAGTTGTCAGTTAACGCTGGTTACACAACTTCTTCACTCGTCGGTGCTCCAGCAAACCAGGGTTCAATCTCTGACGTTCTTGCTAACACCAACCCAGGTGAAGGCGGAAACCCAGTATCTGCTGATTACACAGCAGAAAAGGGTTACCTAACCAACGCAACAGGTAACGGTGCAACTGTTTACGAATCAATCATGATTGGTGACAACGCATTCGGACACGCAATCTCTCTCCCAGTTGAACTCCGTGACGGTGGCGTTCTCGACTTCGGTCGTGAGCACGCTCTTGCATGGTACGCAATCTGGGGTCTCGGTGTTATCACCGACCAAGCAATCGTCAAGGTTTACACAAACTAAGACACCCGATGTCTGTGGCCCCTACCCCTTCTTGGGGCCACAGCCATCACAACTAAAAACTAACTTAGGAGAATTATCACCGTGGCAAATACACCAACAAGTCCGCTTGACGCAACAGGTCGTGCAGCGGAAGCAGCAGCAAAGAAGAACGCAGCAGAACTTAAGAAGCGCAAGGATGAGATTTCCATTGCCGCTCAAGTTGAGGCAGAGAGTCTTGAAAAGGATGTCTTCGACCCGAAGCACCCAGAGGCTCCACTTGTACTAGATGAAATCGAAGATGTCGGAGTGTCTGTAGCAAATGACATGGTAGTCATTCGTACTATCACTGATATTGATGAAATGACTTATGGAGTCGGAAATACATTCTCCTTTAAAGCAGGAGTTAAGTACCGAGTACCAACACATCTCGCAAACTATCTAGAACAACTTGGATATATTTGGCGCCCTAACTAATAGGACGTCGCAAGTAGTCCGACCCTCAACTGGTTCCCGCCCTCCTCCCAGTTGGGGGTTGGACCTTTTTATTTACAAATAATACGAGATGATATGGGCACAAGTTTTACGGAGGTTACGTGGCTACAATAAGCAGTCTTGCAGACCGTTTACGGTTTGAACTTGGTGACACAGGAAAGTCTTTCGTTCACCAAATCGTGGCAGACGGCATTACCAATCGTTTCCTTCTTCCTTACTCCCCTATTAACGGCACCACGCTTATGGTCTATGTAGACAATACAGATGTGTCCGATGCTGCTACGGCTGAAGAGTTGACTGGTTATGTGACTCTAGACGATGTCCCAAGTGCTGGGGCTATCCTTGTTTTTTCCGGTACTTACTATCGTTATTTTGTAGATAACGAAATTTGCCAGTTCATAGATACCGCTTTTGGGCAGCACATTGCTAACCACGCAGATGCATATGGTCGTGGTTATACCTACACAAGTCTTCCAGGAATCGAAGAGTATCCAGTAGTTATTTACGCATCTACTTTGGCGCTTTACACACTAGCCACAGATGCTTCTTTTGACATTGATATTACCGCTCCTGATGGAGTGATGATTCCTCGCTCTGAACGTTATCGCCAACTTATGCAGATGATTGAAGAGCGCAAGGCTCAATACAAAGAACTCTGTTCAATGCTTGGCATTGGTCTCTACAAGATAGACGTATTCACCCTTCGTAGGACTTCTAAGACCACAAACCGTTATGTTCCTGTCTACTTGCCACAAGAAGTAGATGACCGCTCTATGCCGCAACGTGCGCTTCTTTCTATGCCAAGTTACGGAAGTGCAATCTCACCTTCAGATGTTCCTACATACGATTTGGCGATGTACCAGGGAGACGCATTCTCTGGGGAACTGGACTTCCCATTTGATATCACTGGATATAACTTCTCATCTCAAATTCGTATGCAACCAGGAGACCCATCTCTTGTTGCAAACTTCACTGTAACTCCAGTTGCAGGTCAAAACCAAAAGTTAACCTTGTCTCTTACCTCAACTCAAACTACAGGTCTTCCAGAACGTTGTTACTGGGATATTCAAGCAACGACTGATGACGACCCAACTTACCAAAAGACTTACATGCGTGGAGCAGTAGTTGTTACACGTGAGGTGACAATGTGACAACTTGTGGTTGCCAAAACTCTTGCTCTTGTGGCGCACAGGGAATTACAGTACAAACAACTAGCCCAATTGTTATTGATGTAATAGTTCCTTCTGGACCTCAGTCTACTCAATCAACGGTAATAGTTGCCCCTGGTCAAGGCGGTGCTCGTGGACCACAAGGTGTTCAAGGCGCTACTGGTACTGGTGCTCAAGGAACAACAGGAACTCAAGGTTTACAGGGTTTACAGGGTATCAAAGGAACTAACCGAGAGATTGCCTACCGTCATAACCAAGGCGTTTCTTCTGCTGTATGGAGTATTCAGCATAACCTTAATTTCTTTCCAAACGTCACTACAATGGATTCCACTGGTGCAATATGCGAGGGCGAAATTTACTACCGAGACCCGAACTACTTGGAGATAACTTTTCTAGCAGCGTTTAGCGGCGTTGCATACTTGTCATAAGGAGACATGATGGCCCGTAAGTTTTACACACCGATTAGTTTAACTGGTCTTGAACTTCAAAACTTTAAGATTCAAAACCTTCCAGATAACCCATCTCCATACGGTGCTGGTCACTCTTACTACAACACAGTTGCTAAAGAACTTCGCATTTATGATGGCACTAACTGGGTACCAGTTGGTGGTTCTGTT